CCTTTCCTTGTTTATAAAAATAGTTATTTACATTACACTAGCAATGTTATATAATGTATTCAGGTCAAAAATAGTGCCTAAGGGAGGCGATCAAATGAAAGAATATAGCTTGAAAGTTAAAAAGGGTGGCAAGTGGCAATCAAGTCGCAATGAATACACTTTAGAAGAAGCCCAACAAAGGGTAGCTGAATTAGCAAAAGTAAGGATAGCGGCAAAGATAGTATCAGCTAAAGTGAATAAATTGGACCTGTATGGCATTCAGTAGTTATTAGTAAGTGTTGTAATTGGATTAAATTAGCTTAAATATTAAAGTGGTGGCGGAATGAGTAGACGCTAACAAAAGGGCGTAAAGACAAGTGAGATATAAGGGGCCAGTCAACCACCCTACCCTTATACCATATAGGGTGTAAATCCCTATCCGCTTTTAAATATATTAGTTTCTTAGGTTAACTCCTGAGGGGCTAATTAAAAGCTCAAAGCAAATAATGGTGCTTTCCTCCATTGTCACCCTTTATTTGTTCGCGACCTTTGAGCTTTTAATTAGCTTATATAATAGAGGAGGCAAAAGATGCATAATGCTAGAAACTATCCTGATGTTCGTAGTGAATTGTTTTTTGATCCCACTGGTCCACATGGTGTTGCTCATTCCAAGCGTGTAATGATATTAGCTGAAACATTAGCTGCAATACATGGGTGTACTAAGCGTGAAATAGTAGCCCTTCGTAAGGCATCGGCTTATCATGACATTGGAAGGGTAGATAATAGTGCAGATACAAAGCATGGGTTCGCTAGTGCTCAAAAAGTTATATATCGTGGTCTTTTATCTAATAGTAGTGTTGACCAAGATGTTATATCCTTAATTGAGCAGCATTGTTTGGCGGACTCAAGGAAAGACCACATCTTAATCCGTATATTTAAAGATGCTGATGCCCTGGATAGGGTAAGGTTTGGTAACCAAGATTGTGGTCTTGATGTCTGGTATTTAAGAACTGGCCATGCTAAGCAGTTAGTGGGCTTTGCACATATGTTACTTAGGCAAATACCTGAAGTACCCAGGGAAATACCCAAATGTAGCCTTGATTTGAACTTGAATGATGGGTAAATATAAAAGCTACATTATCTATTGACGGTGGGTTAGCAGTAGCATCGTAGATGTATTGTGAAAGGAGTATACAATAAAGTGCCAGAAATTAGTCATGGTGAGCTAAGCTGCATATTGAAAAGGCATGGGAGCGAAGCACTTAACGAAGGAAGCGTTTCAGAAAATAACAGAGTTAAGTCAATTGTGAGAAAATTGATTAAAGAAAATAAAATGCTTCAAGAAGGCAACTATAAGAAAGGCAGGGAAGATGCTTTAGAAAAGCTGCTTTCAGAAATTAACACGTTTGAAAGGAGGAAATAATGCTAACAGATTTTAATATGATGTTAATGCAAGTAGCATTAGCTACTTGTGGAATAACTTTAATAATTAGTTTGCTTTATCTAGCGTTAACTACGGCTTTCAAAAAATAGTTTACATTCTATTCTTTTAGTGTTATTATAGTTCTTGGAGGGAGGTGTTAATAATGGTAGTAAAAGCAAAAGAAGTATTTAGTATAAAAGATGAATATGATGTAAGGGAGTTTTACAATAATAATTTGATTTATGATCGAAGTAATGAAAGTTCAAAGCATGAAGTACTTAAGAAGATAACTGTAAAAGAATCAAGGCATTTATACTCTACTTTATATGTTTCATCTATTCGGTCACAAGCAAGAAAGGTTGACTTATTAAGGGCAATTGAAATGTACTTTGATGGTATTGATAGGGCTTTAGCTATGAAACCTTAAATGTCAAAGTTATATGAGTTAGGATTAAGTGGGAATCCTGAATTAATTAAGGAGATGTATTTAGAGTATATTAAAGAAGTTAGTAATTAAGGAGGTGTAAATGTGAAAAAGTTTAGGTTTCATTGGCTCGATGGTAAAGTTGAAGAAGGAGAAGGTTTTAGTGTATCCGATGCTTTTATGAGATTAGGCTATGGAAGTGGAGCAATGAGAGCTTTGGATTGGTGGGAGGAAGTAAAATGATGTATAAGCACTTACCTAGTGGAAAATTAGTAATTGTTTTAAGTAACGATGTTACTAAGGCCACTAGAAGTGCAAATCACCGGAACATTGTAGCAGATGCAAAAGGTAATAAGTACTTAGTAGATGTTAAAGATTTAGCATTGGTAGAGGAGGAATAGTTGATGCCCAAACGTGAATCTATTATAAATAGATGCAAAGACAATCTATCTCAAATGAAGGTATGTTCAGATGAAATTGATGATTCAGATGTTTCTGTTGCCGTAGATAACTTCGATATCTTTGCTGATAGAGTGGAGTCGCTCCTGGCTAGATGGAAAGGCTTTAAAGAAAGGAACCCAGAGTATTATAGCATTGCTAATCATTGTATTCGCGGCTTCTTAAGTGAAGTAAATGATGGATTTACATCAGAGCTCTTGAAGGAGGATACAGATGCCCAAGATAATAGTAATAGAAACTAATTCTAGGCTTAAACTTATTGATTGTGGCAAAGCTGGTAGTGAACAGTTTTACAAGTCCCTGAATAGTGGAGTAAAAGGATGGATTGAAATTGTAAGACCAGTAACAGGGATACTTGAACAGGGCCATGTAATGGTAGTTAATGAAGAAGGTCGTTGCAAGGGGGTTAAACTTAGACCTGCCAGGCACTAAGATATACGGCCATGACATTATAGTTGGAAACGTAGTGATATGCAAGGAAGGGATGCATCAGGGAGAGGTTGACTTAACCCCTTTCAACGATGATGAAGTAGAAGCAGTGGTCAAAAAATTAAAAGTTAAGCTAAACCTATAGGCTCCCATCTAGGGAGCTTTTTGTTTGTGAGGTGTATCATGTCTGTTAATTCAATAAAAAATGTAGTTAAGGCAGTGCTTTTCTTTGTTGCCTTTTCACTAAAGCAAAAGAAGATTCTAACTTGGTGGACCAAAGAAAGCCCATATAAAGATTATAACGGTATTATAGCAGATGGAGCTATCAGGGCAGGCAAAACAGTGCCTATGGCTCTAACTTTTGTGTTCTGGGCAATGGATAGCTTTGTAGGTCAAAACTTTGCCATGTGTGGGAAAACGATTGGTTCATTTCATAGGAACGTCTGGTCTTGGTTGCATCCAGCCCTTATTATACGTGGCTACAAAATAAAGGAAATAAGGGCCGGTGATGATAAGCACATTCGAATAACTTATCGAGGTAAGACAAATAAGTTCTATATATTTGGCGGTAACGATGAAAGTAGCCAGAATCTTATCCAGGGCATCACGCTGGCTGGCATTCTTTTTGATGAAGTAGCACTCATGCCTGAAAGTTTTGTTAACCAGGGGACAAGCAGATGTTCTGTAGAGGATTCTAAGTATTGGTTTAACTGTAACCCTGATTCGCCTGTTCATTGGTTTAAGATTAATTGGGTTGATAAGGCAAAGGAAAAGATGTTACTCCATCTGCACTTCATGATGGATGATAACCCAAGCCTCGGTGACAAAGTAAAAGATAAGTACAAGGCAATGTATTTTGGGGTATTCTTTAAGAGATTTATTCTTGGTTTATGGGTTATAGCAGAGGGTGCTATTTATGATATGTGGGAAGAATCACAAAATACTTTTGATGATAATACAGCACCCAAAGGGTTAAAATACATTGCAAGAAGAACAATAGCTATTGACTATGGGACAACCAATCCTATGGTATTTTTAGACATATGGGATGACGGAAAGATATGTTGGCAAACTAATGAGTACTACTATGACAGCAAAGTAAAGGGTAAGCAAAAGACGGACAGTGAATATGCAGATGACCTTGTTGCTTTTGTTGGTGAAGACCTTCCTGACGATATAATCCTTGACCCTTCGGCAGCTAGCTTTAAGACTGAACTAAGGAAAAGAGGATTTATTGTAAGGGATGCCGACAATGATGTAAGGGATGGTATTTCAGTAGCATCGTCAATGTTAGGTATGAGGTTGTATAGGGTGCATAAGCATAATTGCCCAATGACATGCGATGAAATAGTGTCATATGTTTGGGATGAAAAGGCTAAGCAACGTGGTGTTGAGCAGCCACTTAAAATAAAAGATCATGCTTGTGATGCTTTTAGATATTACTGCAAGACGAAGATAAAGTCGTGGAGGTTGAAGGCGTCATAATTAGGCACTAAAGGTGGAAAATTTATGAGTAGAAAGAGCAAGTCAAGCAATAAGAAGATACAAATACCGGAGCCCAAAAGTTTTACAACTGATGCATTCCAAAATGTTTTAGCTAGGCTAGGGGTTGGGATGCCCAACATGCTTGAATCAACTAACTACCCTGTCACTAGGCTTACACAAAACTTCACATTAATGAATAGCCTCTACAGGAACCACTGGATAGCACGAAGAATTATTGATGTAGTACCCGGTGATATGGTTAAAAACTGGTATCAAATTGATACACAATTACCTCCTGATTCAATAAGTAAAGTTGTTAAGCTTGAAAGGACCACCAAAGTCAAAGCAAAAGTGCTTGAAGCCTTAAAGTGGGGAAGGCTATATGGCGGTTCGGCTGCTATTGTTCTTATTGAAGGTCATGACGGTGTTTTAGATGAACCACTTGACCTAGATATGGTATTCCCAGGTAGCTTTAAAGGCCTCCTCGTGGTTGACAGATGGTCAGGCTTGTACCCGAGTCTTGAATTGGTAACTGACATCAATGACCCTGATTTTGGGTTGCCCAGGGCCTACCAGGTAACAAATAATGTGACAAGGGAGTCAACAACAGTACACCACTCTAGGGTATTGCGATTCATAGGTCGCGATTTACCTCTATGGGAAAAGCAAGCTGAAGTTTATTGGGGTGCAGCTGAACTTGAACACGTTTATGAAGAGCTTAAGAAACGTGATAACACAAGCTACAATATAGCAAGCCTCGTGTTTAGAGCTAACTTAAATGTCCTACAAATGGAAGGAATGGATCAAGTTCTCTCTGTTGGGAGCGATAAGTCACGTGAACAGCTTTACAATACAGTGAAGGCACAAAATTGGCTAATGAACAATTTTAGCATGTTTTTGCTAGGTCAAAACGACAAGTTTGACACTAAGCAATATGCTTTTAGTGGTCTATCTGATATATATGAGAATTTTATGATGGATGTTGCCGGGGCGGCCGAAATACCTGTAACAAAGCTATTCGGTAGAAGCCCAGCTGGGATGAATGCAACCGGTGAAAGTGATATGCAAAACTACTATGAGCTTATTGAGGAAAGGCAAGAATCAATGCTAAGCCCAGTACTTGACAAGCTACTCCCAATAATGTGTATGTCAGAGTTAGGAGCTATTCCTGATGACCTTGATTACACGTTCAGCCCAGTAAGAAGTTCTAGTGATAGTGAAATGGCTGAATTAGCCTCTAAAATATCTAGTTCAGTACTTGATGTATTTAGCGGTGGTTTAATAAGCCAAAGAACAGCATTGAAGGAGCTACGTCAATCGTCTGACATAACAGGTATGTGGACAAATATCACTGACGAAGATATCGAAGCAGCTGACCCTAATGTTCAAACACCGGGTGAGCAAATGCCTGATATGGGAATGCTTGGTGGTGGTGAAGGAGATGCACAAACAAATAGTGATCGATCAAGTACAAAAGAGCATTTAGACAACATACTTTCATCATTTCAAGTTCAACAACACAAAAACAAAGTAGCCCTTGGTGACGCTTTGAGTAAGCAAGCATTTGATGAAAACAATACTTAAAAAAAAGATTCAAATAATTTTTAAAAAAGTATGTACAAGCCCTAGCATTTGTTATATAATAGACTAATGATTAAAAGAGGTGAGAAAGATAGATAAGAACAAAATCGTTATTCTCTCTTCGCTTTGCAGTGTACTAGCTGGTTTCACCCAAGTAGTAAGCGACAATAATAAGCTTACTACTGATGGCGGTGAAGGTTCAGGGAACCATGGCCATAAGGGCAGACCCGGTGAACGTGGTGGTAGTGGGAAAGGCAAAGTTAGTGAATCTGAATTAAGGGAATCAATAGTTGAAGCATTATTAGGCCATGAAGAAGCTGGTTTCACCGAATCTAAAAAATCAACTTTAGAAAAACGAACAACTATTCATCTTATGAATTCTTATGAAGAAATGATTAAGGAGCATGGTCCAAGTAAGAAAGATGAAGTTTCTAAAGTCGGTGAAATGATTAAAGAGTTCAAAGGTGAAAGTTCAGGTAGTTCAAGTCCTTCTTCAACAAAAGGTTCAAGCAAGGGGCCTTCAGGAGGTTCTGGGAAGGAATCTAAAGCACCTACTTTACCTAAGAAAATAGTATCGCTTTGGTCAAAATCAATTCCCGACCTACATAAAATTGCTGGTCATTATATTGATAACCCAGAGCACTATACGAGGCATGCATTGGCAATAAAGACTTCTATGGAAGCAATGGATGCAGGTCATAGTGATTCAGTTTATGAAGACTTGCACTCTATGTGCCCAGAGCCCCATAAAGCCCCTGATTCATTTGACAAATTTAAAGATATGCATGCTACTGAACTGGCGTACAGAGCCAAAGTAATGGCAATTAAGGACTGGGATAAGCTTACAGTCAAAGAGCTAAAAGTAGCTCTGCCTAAAGCCTATGAGATAACTCCTCCTGACTCACATGTTGTTAAAACAGTAAAGCCGGTAATAAAAGCTCCCAAAGGTGAAGAATCAGCCCCAACGAATGAACAACCTATACCCCTTCAAAACAAGCAAGTTGTTCGTGGTCAAGATTCGTTCATGTCAAGGTATGTTCCTCCGGATAAGACGGTTGAAAGCTACAGGGAAGCTGTAGTGAGGTCACTGGAATTTCATGCAGGTAAAAATAGTATGTCTGTTGAAGAGTATACAACGAAGCTTAACAAAAAATGCCAAGACCTGATTGACAAATGTGATCTTAAAATGAGGATAAGACCAGAAATACTTCTAAATTTTATTCTTCATAACGGTGGCAGGTTTAAAAATCAGTTTGAAACAATGACATCAGGCGGTTGCTTAAGTACTAATGCTAGAAGTAAATGTGAAAAATCTTATTGGGGCATTCACAAAGAAGCTGACGGTGCTACAAGGCCTATTTACGGTTACATGTACAGTGATGAATCATTTGATGGAAAAGGACCCGGGTGTGTACACCACTATGGCGGGCTATCAATTACGTTTAAGCCCGAGGTAAAGAAAAGGGCAACAGTAGGCACTGGTGATACTTTAAATAATCATAGGTTTTCTGGTGACACTGATTTCCTAGTTAAGCCTGTAACAGAGATAGATCACTCTATCATAGGTAAAGGGTCAATGAGCTCACTTTCTAAAGACCCGCTAAAAGCCAAAAGCTTAAGTGACCTGAAAGATGAATATGTTGAAGCCCAAATATTTGGCCCAACAACTGTTCATGATATTGCTCATGTATCATTTTGCGGTCAAAAGCCTGACAAAGACATTGTAGCACAACTTGGTAAGCTAGGAATACCTTGGCATACGGGTAAAGATAAAGAATAGAGGTGGAGAGACCATGGAAGGGAAAGTAGTAGCAACACAAGGTTCGGGAACATTTTTGATTGATGTAGGTAAAGGAAAAGCTAGGGTGTTTGACATAGAAAGAAAAGTGATTTATACGCCTTTCAATCTTGATTCGATTATTGCCCGCGGCTATTGGGATGAGTATGATGCAGAAGAAGAAGGTCCAATTGATGTACCTAGTCTAGTAAAAGGTGCTAAAGAGCTTGACTTGGAAGGAAACGAGACCGGTGAGGTAATGTAAATGCCAAGAGATGATTGGCAACCAAAAAGAAGATTAGAAAAGGGCTATTTTAATTCCTTAAATCAAATCATGAAGTACTTAGTTGATTTGATAAAGGATGAGGATAACCCTTTTACTATTGCTAAGCTATTAAAGCTTGCTTTTAATAATCCCGTGTTCAAACGACATGCTTATGAAACAGCAAAAAGAATGGTTACGATGCTATTTGTTTCTAATGCTACCTCTTGGAGGCATGCCGCTAGGAAAAGTAGCAAAGGAAAGATAATTTATAAAGCCCTAATGAATGAGTTAAAAGACCCAGTTATTGAGGGTGCATTTAATGACCAAATTCAAAGGAATGCCGGAATTATACAAACACTTCCTTTAGGCATCTCGGAAAAAGTAACAGATTATATTGCAAAAGAATCACTTAAAGGAAGGCGTGCTTCAGATATAGCAAAAGAGATTCAGCTAATGTTTCCGGGAAACACCAGGGCAAAAGCTACTCTGATTGCTAGGACCGAAGTAAGCAAGACAACTACAGCCTTAACAAGGTCAAGGGCTGAAAACTTAGACATGATGTGGTATGAGTGGAGAACTTCAGAGGATGAAAGAGTTAGGAAGAGCCATGACTATATACATGGTGTATTAGTTAACTGGAATAAGCCAGCTAGCCCTGAAAAGCTCATTGGTCAAAATAAGCCCAACAACCCATATCATGTGGGTGAAATATATAATTGTAGGTGCTATCCAGCGCCTTTGACTGACATTGATGATGTGTCTTGGCCCCATAAAGTATTTACTGGTGGTAAGCTAATCACGATGTCAAAAGCAAAGTTTCAAAAGCTAATGTAAGAGGAAGAAGGTGAAATAATTGCCAAACATAAATACATTTGCTCCCAATACGGGGAGGGTTATCCAAGAAGATGGTGATGTTGTAAATATTGCTGATGTGATTTATAATAGTGAAGGTAAGCCATTATTTTCTAAAGATAACCCTGGGACTGTTGATAGTAATTTTGATGGTGGTGTAGCTACAGGAGGTAGCAATACAACTATTATTGATACATTAAAGAATTTTGAAGTAAATATGTTTGCCGGGAATACTGTAAAAGTTAGAGTCGGAGACATTGACTACTATAGGGCTGTTATAAGCAACTCAATAGATACTCTAACAATATCTGAATTACCAGGTACTGCTGCATCTGCTATAATTGGTGACCTTGGTACAGCAGAAGTCACAATAATCGTTGCTGCTAAAGGTGTTGGTGGCAATGAATATTCAGTTGAAGTCGTAGAAGCACCCGGGGGCAGATGACAATTTAAGTGCATCATTGGCTGACCTTGTTCTTACTGTTTATTTAGGCAAGACTGGCGGTATACTTGATGACGCTAAAAATACAGCTACACTTGTGGCTGAAGCTATTGACCAAGTTTCTGAATTTACAGCGGTTATGACAGGTTCTGGTGGTGTTATGCTGGTAACTGTTGAGCCAGCCCAATTTACCGGTGGCATTGCTATTGTTGATGTCGTTGCTGGGTCAAGGTATGAAGTTAGTAAAAAGTTAGCTGTTGTAGATGCTCAAAATGAAGCTTTAAATGACATACTAGAGCAGCTTGAAATGGGAAATGCCCCAAGTATACTTAGAAATACTGGTAAGACACCCCCTGTAGGTGTTGTATTAGGGAGTGGAGACCTATACGAACAACCTTCTATTGATCGTCCAAATCAAAATATACCTGTTGGGCAAACTAGAATTTGGGTGTATGCAGACCAAAATGGTCTTCTAGTATTAAAGGAGTCGCATAATGGAGTAAATTGGACAACGCTATCAAGTATAAATGTTTCAGCTGGTATAACTAATATTATGGGGTGGACAAAGCTAACTAAAAGATATGTTAAAATTGCTTATACAAATGGAGCTGTAGCACAAACTGAATTTATTTTATTACAATATTTTTTAGGTGTTGGGGTTACACTTGTTAAAGTAGATGATGGTGATATAGTTAGCTTAGGAAATAAAGGTGATGCTCTAATAGTTGACCCATTATTATCTGCAAGCTTGATAGCTCTTTCAAAAGGAATAATGCAATACCTAAAAGATGGTAAATTTACACCAATTGACATAGATGGTAATGCATTTTTTACTGATTCAAAGCCAGGCAGTATGAAACTAACTGGTAGAACAGTTGCGAATGACCCTGTAGCATCAAGACTGACAAATGGTGCTGATTTTTTAGCAAGTGTATCAGGACACAATGACGGTCTTGGTCATGGTGGCGCGTTGCTAACTATTGTCACAGACAGTTATTTAAGCAACGGAGTAACATGGGATAGGCAACGTGGCAACACAGATGGCATTCTTTTAGCAAGTGCAGCAAGGACAGCAACAGCAGCTTCACCGAATCAAATTAATTATAATGCACGTGGTGTGATGGTTACGCTACGGGTAACTGCTGTAAGTGGTACTGGTTTGATACAATTAAAAATATGGGGAATAAACCCAGTTACAGGCTCTGCAACTGCTGGAGTGTTTGGAGCAACTGCTAGCATTACCACTACAGGCGATTATACGTTAGAAGTTTATCCTGGAGCAAGTGGTGGCAGTACAGCTTCTGGTATTACTTTTACAAATGCCGCATTGCCACGTTCATGGAAGGTAGAAATTTATCATTCTGATACGAGTTCTTATACGTATTCCGTTGGCTATTCACTAATTATATAAGGGGTGGAACACAAATTGACTGTTAGAATTCAGCAAGGGCAGGGTTGTTATGTTTTTACTGTTACGTTAGGAGAAAACGAAAAAGAATATCAGTTTGGAGCTACACCTCCTGATGGACAGACACTTAAACAGTATCTGGAAAACTGCAAAAAAGAAGTTTTACTGTTGGCGGAGTTGGATTTACCGGCAGTAGAAGAAAATTTCCCAGAAATTAACCTGGATGAAATGTAGTTATTGGTTCCCAACTAACGAAAATGCGTTAGTTATATTAACCATGTATAAGATTTTGTTCATATGTAAATAATACCCTTAAAATCTTAAGGGGTTGAGCATATGAATTTGTCTGAAGCTTGGAAGGCATATGTACTTGATAAAAAGCTATTTGGGTATTCTGAACACACTTTAGAGCAATATGATTTGCAGCTAAAGCTATTGATAAGATTCTTTGGTGATATTGATATTTCATCAATAACTTATTCTCAGTTAAAAGAATATCTAGTTAGTCAAACTCACTTAAAGCCTTCAAGTATTAGCCACAGGATGAAATTTATCAGATCACTATATCACTGGGCTCAAGATGAAGGTCACATTTCCTTAAATCCTTCATCAAAGCTAAAAGAACCAAAAATGGGCGAAAGAATACCCAAAGCAATTAGTGAAGAAGATATTGAGATGCTAAGGGTAAGCTGCAAGACAACAATTGAACATGCATTGGTTGAATTTTTCTATACATCAGGTTGTAGGATAGGTGAAGTACTCAAGATAAATAAACACGATCTTGACTTTATATCAAGGTCAGTAATTGTTCTTGGCAAAGGAAACAAGGAAAGGGAAGTATACTTTTCTACAAGGGCAGCTATCTGGATAAGGAAGTATCTCAGTGAAAGAAAAGATGATGATGAAGCACTGTTTGTTACGCAGAGAAAACCCATAAGGAGATTGTCCATTGGCCAAATGAGGGTCATAATCAAAGGTGTTGCAAAAAGAGCAAGGGTAGAAGCGAACGTAAGCCCTCATAGATTTAGGCATTCATATGCTACTCATTTGTTAGATAAAGGAGCACCCCTCGAAGTAATTCAAAGTCTCCTCGGTCATGTAAGGCTTGATACAACAAGGATATATGCACACCTTTCTGGTTTGAAAAGAAATGAGATTTATAGAAAGTATTTTTGAAAGAAGGTGGTGATGATGTGAAGCCAGTATTGGTTAAATTAGATGCTTCAAAAGGCTTTTATACTCGTACTTTCTTTGATGAAACGTTGCAAAAGACAATAGTCACCCCTCCAGCTGAAGTAGCATCATTTCCTGGTGATTCAGTATGGCACGCCTCTGGTGACCCTTGGGAAGTATTTGAAGATGATAAGTTAAGAATAGTATCAGATGGAGGAAGCAACTATTTATCTTGCACTTATAATTTAAAGCAAGAAGTAGGCTCTATATATCCTATCATATTTAGAATCAAAGCAAAAGGTGAAAATATATTAGGCTCAGGAAATTATTCAGACTGGGGAATTCAGTTAAGAGCTACTTTCACAGATGCTGGGCTATCTGGGGGATATGAAGAAGTACATTATGCATTTCCTTTGGGTTCGTGGGATGATACACAGTTTTCTGTATTATATACACCTACTGTCCCTGTTAGATATATTTATGCTTATGTATATACAAGAAATTATACTGGCATCATAAGTATATTTGATGCGGAGATTATTCAATTGAAGCAGGGTAAAGCTGAATATGCAATTTGGGAAAGTGAAATAATAGATTTACATAGTTTAGCAAATATACCTTTGTTAACTGGAAACTATGAATTGGACAAAATAGCATTTAAGTATGGAAGTTTGGATGATGTAGATGGTATTGATAGTTACACACATAGTAAAAATATACTCTCTAAATTCAAATATGTTGTATGTGAAGACCCTGCTAGATTAACTAGTAGAGAATTGCAACTTGCCCATGAATTAATTGCTTTAGGGATAAAAGTATTCGGCTATACTTACATTGGTTATAGTGATTATCATGTAGCGCTAACAGATACGGAATTAAGAACAGTAATTGATGCTTGCGAACAAGAAGGTTTTCATGGTGTATTTTTTGACATAGCAGGATATGATTATCACGTTAGTAGAGATAAATTAAATACTTACACAGATTATGTACATTCAAAAGGAATGTATGTAATGGCAAATGCTTGGGTTCCTATCGATTTATTGTCTAGTACCGTAAATGCTACATATAACCCCTTAAGTACACCTACACATTTAGGTGAAAATGATTGGATACTTTTAGAAAGCTTTTATTCAAGAAATGATGATACTTATGCAGACGTTGTAAGTGGTATGAGTACAATCATGAATAGATGGCTATCAAGTATTGATTTTGCTCATTCTTTAAATGTAAAGGTTGCTAGTTTGTCTTATAAGTTTAGTACAAAGACGATAAAAGAGTCTGAACAAGATATTTTAAATTCATACCTTTTAGCCTGTATGTGTGGTGTTGATGCATGGTCATTTGGCACTACAGATTATACACGCTTTAATGCCCTTAGTATAAAGATAGGAAACAATTTCATATCTGGCATAGTTCAAGGAAAAGATGGCTATTGGGAAAGAAGCACAAATCAAGGTTGTATTTGGATAGAATTTAACAGTAAATCATCGGGAGTGTTTTCAACAAATACATCACTAACTAATTTTATCATCGATAACAGGATAAAAACAAAATTAGGTAGTGATTTTACTATTGCTTATTATATTAGCGATAATAAGATCAATTGGAAAAAATGGGATGAAAAAAGTAACATTCAAGATAGATATTTAAAAGCTAAAGTAGAATTTGTTAATTAAAGTAGGTGGTGGAAGGGTGAAAGCTTTTTATGGGTCACGGATTAGCAAGAATCAAACAAGAACCCCTGAAGGCTTTTTGGTCTGCCACAATGTTCCAATAGCAAGGACAGGGTGGCAAGAATACCTGGGTCAAGAGATTGGCCTCAATGATTATTATGATCAGCCTATCAAAGTATATAGAAGCCCTGAAGAGGTATTTAGTAAAGCAGCTATGGCTTCATTTGAAGGTAAGTCTGTTACTTCAGGTCATCCTAGTACAAATGTTAGGCCTGATAACTATAATAGCTATGAAAAAGGGCAAGTAACAAACGTTAGGAAAGGCCAATACGATTTATCAGATTTGTTATTAGCAGACTTAATAATGAAAGACCCATCTATTATTTCAGATGTTGACCGTGGGAAACGTGAGGTATCATGTGGGTATGACTGCCTATATGAACCAATTGAAGATGGGTCTAATGAATTAAAATTTAAACAGGTTCAAATTCGGGGAAATCACGTTGCCGTTGTATCAAGCGGTAGGGCTGGTAGCCGAGTTTCGATACAAGATCAAAAACCACTTGAAAGGGGAAGAGGAAAAGGAATGAAGATTGATAAAAATACCCTTGTTGGGAGAATCTTAGCATCATTCGCTAAAGATGCAGACCCAGAGGAGTTGGCACAAGCATCACAGCTTGTTTCTTCTGATGGTTT